CGCTGGGCTACTCAGTGCTTGGCTGATCCTAGATTAGATAGGCCTGTATTTTCCTCTTTGAAAGTGGAAATTGATGGCTTAACGTTGTTGTATAAGAATAGAACCCCTAGAACACCAAATAGATATGTGGGTCCGGCCGGAGTGGTCGGACAGTGGAGCTGTTTCAACTCAACATCACACAACATGTTTATTGGCATCTGTAACAGGGTGTTGATAATTAAGAACCCTGGATTTGATTATGATCAATTAATTGGAAAATACCATTATTTGCCTTGTGATCTGATTAGGAGTCTTAGTGATAAGCCTATGTATAATGGACAAGACAAGCCCTTTATTCATAGCAAATTTCTCCAGCCTGTGTGGTTTGGAAACTTACAAAGTGTGGGAAGGCGGTTAGCTTCGGTTGTAAAGGTGAGGAAGATAACTCCTGAAGAATTTGTTGAAAGTAGACCTAAAGGTAAATACCAGCTCTACACTCAAGCTCTTCAGGAATTATTGGATCAGAGGAAACTTCGTCCCAAAGATGTGCATGTTAACATATTTATTAAATGGGAACTTGTTGCGTCATCGGACAAAGACCCTAGGATCATATCTCCCCGATCACCTAAGTATAACATACTTCTCGGCCAGTACATTAACAAAAATAATGAACTTGCTGTTTACAAGGGTATAGACACTTTATGGGGAGAAGAAACAGTATTCAAGCATTGTACCTTACCAGCGATGGCCGCTCAAATTGTTAGGAAGTGGCATTCCTATTCCTGTCCGGTAGCGGTAGGGCTGGATGCCAGCAGATTTGATCAGCACGTATCGAGACAAGCACTAAACTTCGAACATTCGGTTTACAGATTTCTGTTTCCAGGTGATTCGGAGTTGAACACTTTGTTGAGATGCCAAATTGTGAATTATTGCAAGGGAAAAGGTGACATTTTCGATTTCGAGTATAAGGCAACTGGCAGAATGTCAGGTGATATGAATACTTCTGTGGGAAACGTAATTCTCATGACTTCTGTATTATTACATTGGAAGGAGATCCTAGGATTGAATTT